CTGACTTTTGCTAGTTTCCTTAATGGCATTACCACTCACCTACTGGTTGTTTTGCTTGTGCTTTCTTAATCTGATTGTTAACTGTGTCTGTCTCTTCTCTAATATAGTTGTAGATGTCAGCATATTTAATGTCGTGAATCTCTTCACTTGTATGCTGCATATCTAAATTCAAATAGTTTAGTGCTGTTAGAATTGCTTCCGCTTCATTCCTTGACAGTTGCAAGTTTACAAAAGTGTTCTTTAAGTTCATCGTTTTTCAATAGGTGGTAGCATATCATTTCCAGGATGATCGTCAGTCTTGCCTTTGTAGTTCCTATGGTCTTTAGGATACTCTTCGGGTTCGATCAGTATATCTTCCCAGTCACAAGGATATATTAGCACATTAACGAATCTTTTACCATACCTTGACCCCTTATCCTCTATCTCATTGATACACATAACAATATAGGTATCATACATCCCAAAGATATATCCCTCAAAACCATCAAATCCGATCTTTTGACCAACTTTTAGGGATTTGAATATGTTTCTCATTTCTATAGCAATGGAGTTGGATAGAAGTATGGGAGTGGTCAAAGTAGTGGAATGATAGAGAACTGATCGTCAGGTACATCAGGTTGACATATTATATCAAATCCTAATGTTATTCTTTTACCTTCATAAGGTGAATCAACTCTTACCATATGCATCCTATCCCATCCTTTACCAAAGTATATATTTCCTATCTCATTCTTTATTTCATATTTTACATCACCTTCTTTAAATAATGTTGTACTGTCCTTCGGGTCAATGCTTACATATCCGTGGTATGGAAATCTATGATCGTGCCATTTCAATACTTGGTGTGGTTCGTGGTAGTTAAACCAACATTGCATCCATAGTGGTTCATCCGTTTGTAACTGTGTCCTAACAACGTGTCTTATGTCCTTAAACAATAACCAGAATAAAGGTGATGGACTTGTTAATGCAAATAGATTATAGAATCGATACCCACTAAAATCTGTTTCCTTATTAAGAAACTGTGTGTCCTTATCATATTGTTCCTGTACATTAAATATGTCAGGTAACGCTCCAAGAGTTAATCCTTCTTGTTTTAATGAAGAATCAAGTCCACTAAATGTATTCTTGAATAGTCTGAATGATCTGCCTATTTGAGCAACCATTTCTTTTGACTCATTCTCTACTGCTGGTGATCGCCACAAACACCAGTCTTCACCGTCTCTAATTTTGTAGGTCATTTGGATTGTATGCTGTTTGTGGATTTTCTGGTGGGTGTTCTGACAAGTTCATATTTAAAACTGGTCTCCACGTTTTAATCGGTAGCGTAGATGCGTGGAATAAGTCTCCTTTAAATGCTACTGCTCTCCCCTTCTTTGGAGTGATGCGAGTCATTTCTGTAAACTTATCTGCTGCTGCCATTTCCATATAACGATTAGGGTCTTGTGTTCTCTCGTTATAGATGACAGTATCACCATTACTATTATCGATATAGTATATCACATTCCAAGCACCTTTGACATAACTGTCAACGTGTGGTAACTGAATCTGTTGGGTAGGATATGCAGGTACACAATTTACTCTCATTCTGAGTAAACATTCACACTTTAATCTTTCTCTGAATTGTAGTGCTAATGGCATAAAAGCATTACATAACTGAGATAGTTCACCTCCCTTGTTAATCTCATACAAATAATGAAAATTACAGAATCCATTCCTAGGGTCATCAGGTAACATTTCTGTGATTGCGTGGTCTTTACGATGCCACATTAAATCCTCATTCTTAATGCAATCAATTAACCAATTTTGATAGGCATCAGATATAATATTATCCATAATAATAAAGTCAGGTGACTTTACATAAAATGGATTATCTCGTGTGATAATATTATTGATCTTCATATTGATACATTAAATGATATAGTTATACGATTTCCTTCTACATTCTGTTCATAACCTCTCGATAAGTTACTAGGGAAAATAATAATGTCACCTTCTTTGTATGGTATGTTCTGATCTAGACAATTAAATGGTGTCATATTATTATTTGGGTACTGAATGATAGGATAATGTGGTGATGCTATCGCTCTCCTAAACTTAACAGGTGAGTGTTTAGTTGCATCCCAATTCACAAAATAATATCCACTATAAAGACAATTAGATTGCTCGTGTGGTAGATAAATTGCATCCTTATTTCCTAGTTCAATAATACTATCAGTTAGATTAATTGGGTCACTTAATTCATAAGCAAATGCCTGTTCATTGACCTCTCTGATCGCCTGTAAGACCTCGTATTTTACATTGTATAAACTAGGGTCATTTAGTACATCAACACCACCTAATTGCATTACATTGATGTTAATATCTGATCGTGGCGACTGTTTAACATCCTCTGGTTTTAGCATTGAGATGTAAGTTGTTACCTCTTCCTTTAGTTGTTGATGATTAGGTACACTATAGACTCCAATAGGTGTAGGAAATAGTCCGTAAACTGGTATCTTAACCTCTGGTAGTTTATCGCTGAGAATGTTTTCGTCCATAATTAAGTGTAATAAGGGGATGAGTTAATCATTGATTGTTCTTGTTTAATTCTATCACTTGCTGTTTCCCAAGGTGCTGCCAACATAGGACGACCATCATATTTGTTATCAGCATATCTTCCATCTTTTTCAACATAGGATACAAATGCTTGGATCTGTAGATCCCCTGTGTATTTTGGTCTCCAATGGAAATCCTTATGTCCTCTGAATATAATCATATCACCTTGATTTAATAATATTTGATATGAATTACCATCCAGTTCAATATAAAATCTCCAATCAACATCATCCCTCGTAATGCATACGTTAGCAACCCATTCTCCACTTGTCCTATCTCTGTGTCTTACTAGATTTGTTCCTTTAACATATACTCTAGCATAACTGAATGTCTGATATAATTCTACACCCAATATCTCCTCAACTTTAGGTTGAATTGATTGACCCATTGCTTCAAAACAGACAGGTGAATACATTGCAAATGCACCTGGCATTATAGGGTCGCTAGTAGGTCCTTGACTTGTTTCTTCAACAATATCTTTAATCATAAGATATTCTTTAGCAAGATGTTCGCAAGTCTCATTGCTAACTGCATTTCGAAGAACATATAATTTGCCCTTGACTAGCATTTCTAGAGGTTCTACTGGTAATACTACTTCTGGTGTCATTTTAAAACTCCTTTTAAGAAACAAACTAAGGTGAGACGAGCATCCTCTGGTGTATCACCATACAAACCAACTGCTCCGTGGTATTTCCTACCATCGAAGATGACACAACGATTGTATCTCTCTTCAACATTTATAGACACCCTAAAATCCTCGTTGCATTTTTGCTGCATATCAGCATAAGAATCTCTTTCTTCCTGTGTGTCTGCTGCCATTTGGTTTTTGAATTCACTTTCATACATTTGTCCTGAGTATCCTTTAGGAACATCATATAATGCTGTTCCAGAATTTTGTCTGTAACCTTTATTTAAATAGATAACAACACCAATTCCTAAGTGTGGTGGATCTGTGTGAATCCATCCCTTCCCTGTTTCTGCTGTTGAGATATGAAATGTCATATCTGCAATATCAAAACCAATATGATGTGGTAAATATCGTATGAGTTTACTACATATTTTTTGGTGTAATTGGTTGTCTAATTTATCAAGTAATGGTGTCCTTTTACCTGGCCACGTACCGCCACTCGGATGTTCAGTACATTTAAAATACTGTTGTTCACGTGCATAATTAGCAATCATCGATGGTGTTTCAAAGAAGTTATCAATAACCACAGTTGGTATTGTTTCTTCGCTACTGATGGAGTACATAATTAAAGTTAATGACCATACGTTTGGGTGAAATAGATGGATTAGTTGATGCGTGTAAAGTACGATTATCAAAGATGATAACTGTTCCTTTTTCTGGTTTAATCCTCTTCACTATATTATATGTATCATCAAAAAAGACGGTATCTCCGTCTGAATCGTTGACATAATATAATGCTGTGGTAAGACCGTCTTCATCAAAATCAATATGTGGCATATTATGTGAACCCATATTATATGATGGTTTTGGTAACAATAGACCACCTTTAATCCTAACTAAATCGAAAGCATTTGTTTCTGAAATGTGTAGTAATAGTGGTAGCATAAAATCTAAATTTTCAGATGATATACCTGTTGCTCTATCTGCAAATAGATGAGCAAATCCAATAGTGCCACTAGCATTTGGAAACTTGTTTCTCATTGATGAGTCACTACCATATGTTACATCTTCTAGCATCCCCCATTTAAAGGATACATCAGACATAATAGTTTCGATCCTGTCCTGATAAGGTTTAGGAATAATGTTCTTAAAAACCTTCATAATTCACTGTAAGAACCACTCGATCTTCATCGGTGTTATTTGGTTGGGTTTTATGTTGTAACCAACCAGGAAATACCAGTATATCATTAGTTTTAACTTCTATCAACCTCCATATAGTTTCCTGACATTCCTGTGGATAACCACTCCTATGCATTTCCAATGGATCTCTAACTAATAGTCCACCCGAACCTTCTGGTGCTTTGAGATAACAAGATATAACCATCGGGCAAGGACTATGTGCGTGTTCTAACGTGTAACCTGTTCGTTTGTGTAGATTGACCCAACTCTGTGCAGGTCTGATTCCCATATCAAAATATTCCCAGTCCTTCCATATAGTCATTAAATCTGGATGTATTACTTGAAAGAATTTATTTAAACATTCCCAGTTGTGTGGTGCTATTGGTGATCTTGATGATATTGCTGTACTGAATGCATCACCATCTTCTAGCATACTATTTCGTTGCTTTCCTTGACTTAATACTTCATCTAATAGACACCCAACATCGTACTGTAATGTACCACCTTCAAATTGAAAGTCATAGTTTAATTTCCAAATAAAATTTGGAAGAAATTTCACTGGTTTCACAATACGAGTAAACATTACATCTTAAGGTTCTCAATCATCTTTTTTAGTTGTGCAACTGTTTCTCTTGTCTTCTTAACCACCTTCTCTTTAACTGTTAAAAGTATAGTTGGTGGGTGTGTGTTGTAATTAAGTTTAGGTGGTTTTGACATTAGCGTAGGGTAACATTTCAACAAAAGTTCTGGTTGCAATTTCGTATGCAAATTTAACTTCGGGAGTCATTGAGTCATCGAGTTTAGCACGAATTGCTGCCTTAAGTGCATCTGGGTCAGCGAACTCATACATCGCTGAAGATCCTGGTACTCTCTTTGCCAGCATCTGTCCACCCATTAGGTCACCCATATGTCTCGTATATAGATGTGCCATTAACTTGTGAGTATATAGGAAGTCAGTCTTATCTAAACTTTCAATATATTCTACAAACCTTTTAGTGGTAGATAGAACTGGTAGTTCAGTCTTACCATCATATAGTTCATCAAAATCTTTTATCATACCAGGCACCCTAGCAATGTCAGGTAATTCTTCTAGCATACCTTCTTCGTGTGCTGCACTCTCTAGTACCTGATATTGTATGATCTGATTATGCAAATAGATTGCATATGATTGTTCTGACAACTGTCCCCCGAACATCATACCAACAAAGGGTTGTTCCTCTGCTGCTTTATGTTGTCCCATTGTTGCTTCTTTTAGTTTTGATGTTCCTTTCATTAGTTTAAATCAGGTAAGCGTTTTTCGACCCAATGGTCTTGATTGTTTATTCCTGCTGCTTTCACGTATCTCATAATATGGTCATCAATTTGATGAAAGATCGGATGTAAATCCAGATCCATATTAATATCGTGTGCTATGTCTGCTACTTGAGACTCTGATAGACAGTGGTCTGGATGTAGTAGATCACAGGTTGGAATTCGTTGTTCGATTAGTTCATTGAGATTGATTCTAATCTCATAGTCTCTGTATACTGGCATAATTAATAAGAATGTTCGAGATCAAGTTGATCTGCGTGTTCGTCACTACAAACTGAATATGTTATATCATCCCAATAAGAGTGATATAACCTACCCCATATTACTTCAAATTCATCATCGTTCAAGTCTTTAAATAGACAACGATCTTTTAGGTATATGTGGTATGTTTTCATTTGTTAATTTGGGAATGTATCAGGCATTTCAGATGTCTGACCGATTGTTTCGATCTCTTCCTCTTCTGCCATTTTATTTAGATTCGGGATTTCTACTTCACCATCATCATTAAAGATTTCTCTCTTTACAATGTATAGTGCATCGATAGCACCCTCCAATCTTGATTTCTGACTATATGCGTCAGATCTTTCTTGGAACTCAATAGTTGTGACACCATAAGGGTTCAGTTTTTTATTACTGAACGTCTCATCCAGTTCCTCAATTTTTTTGACAGTCGCTTCTTTCTGAACATAAAAGTTCTGAATCATTTCATCTAGTGTCATCGTTTTTTACCATCCTTATGGAAGTTGATTGTTTTCATAGCACGTGAGATACGACCTTGAACTGTGTCGTGAACCATATACTCAGATTTGATACTGTAATTAAATGCAGATTCTAAATCCCAGTCTTTTGATTCTGCTGGTTCTTGTGTGAAATCATACCAAGATGATTCAAGAACCTGACGTGGCATTGGTATGTATTGAGCAAGAGGTGTACCTGCTTTCACAAGAACTCCTTCTTCACCACTATTTAACTCATACCATTTTAATTGTACATTAACTTGTAATGCAAATCTTGGATCAAAGATACCAGCAACTGCTTCAAACCGTGGTTCATTGTTCCAATAAACTGGTTGTTGCAAGAATACTATATCATCAGATGCCCGAACTCGCCAAGGTAATTCTAACTTAATTATATGGGCAAGTGTGGTTTCTGGTCTATCTATAAGTGGAATGACCTGTTCGGGTGTGTGGTCTGAGATGTAATTACTGTGCCTTTGGAACTGATTAGGTATTTCATATTGAAATGATATACCATCTCCATTTGTAATAATATAGAAATCCATAGGTGCAACTACAACATATCCCATCCTTGCTATCTGTTTGATACCAGGACAATTAGAACTGTTTTGTGTACCTTGGAAAGGGCATTTCTTATTCTTTTGTTCTTTACTTAACCAACTTCTCTTTACCTTAGATGTAGGTATAAGAGGATAGCATTCTGCTATGCCTGGTTCTAATGAATAAAACCTAACCCAAGGTTTCTTCTTCCAGAACTTAAGTGAATTCAACATTATCTACCCCACCATACACATTATCAAGTAAGTATTGATAGTGACTTGGGCAATCGTCTGACTGCACAAATTTATCAACTGCTTCTAAGTAATTAGATTTATCTTCATCTATGTTTTTTAGAGTTTCTGATTGTTCGTTGTGAAGTGCTTCACCTTTGAACCTCGCATTAGAAGAATAAAATCTAGATCCTAATTTCATTCCCATACCTGCCTGTACGTAATTCATACCGCCAAGTCCATCATCTAATGGAGTATTCAGATCAAGTGATGATCCAACTCTCTCATAGTTATCAACTGTTTGAATATTACCAAAATCTCCTTCATTCATATACTCTGCTCTCTGTGTACACCATTTCCAATATGGATTATCAGTTCTCTTGCTCAATGCATAGTGCATAGATACAAACTTACTGAATCCAATCATCTCACGTTGTGCTTGATAGTTAAACCATTGTCTTTCGATACCAGTAATGTATCCGTCTCTCCTCTTCAATGTATCAACTAACCTTAGAATATTCTCGTGAGTTGATAGTAGTGATGTAGATTCCAATGGTTCAACGAATCCATATGATAGTCCAATCGCTACAACATTCAAGACCCAAGCATTTTGTCTGTAACCGTGCTTAATATCAATTGAATTTATTTCTACTTCATCTAGGTCGCAATCAAATTTAGTTTCTAACCATTGTTCGAACTCACCTCGTGCTTCACTTTCCATAGCGAAACGTGACGACCAACAATAACCTGCTCCGATTCTATCCCATAGTGGAATTGTCCACATCCATCCGTTATCTGCTCCCTCGCAATCAGTTACATTGTGCATCCATTTTTCACGATGCTCTTGATTGTTATATGGAACTCTTGCAAATAATGCTTTATCGTTAGCAAGTCTATCTTTAAATGGATGGAAGTATGATCCCATCAAACCTTCGATCAATGCAGCGTGGAAACCTGTGCAATCAATGTATAGATCACCAACCACACCAATAGTTTTCTTATCTTCTGTTAACCTGACTCCCAACTGATTAATAGTTCTGTTAGATGCAGAGGGTGAACCACCTTTTGCTATATCTTTTACCATACCTCTGACTTCACCAACAACGTGAGTGAATCTTCCTTGGTCTGCCCAAGGATAGCAAATACGATCCCTTAAGAACTCACCAAATTTCTCTGCATCTAGATGATATGCTCTATCAACATCTGGATTAAATGCTTCCCAATTAGTATATCCTTCTGGTGTTTGTGTGTTAAACCATTCCTTATTATGTTCTACCATTGCACAGTTTTCTGGATTCATATATTTTGCAAACATATCACCTGTCCATTTATCTGGCATCTCTCTTTGTAGATCAAAAAACTGTTCTACTGAGTCTATATTATTGACTCCGAAAGGATATTGAAATGTATGTCCTTTCTCTTTAAAATTTGTGAACTGAATACTATTTTTATAGGTCGCATTACAATATGGCATCCAATCAGAATCTTCCAATCCCAATGCAAACAGATACTTATTGAATTGACCTAGAGTAGATTCTCCTACCCCTACTGGTTTCTTTTTATCGCTCTCTACTAATACTACATTAATCCAAGGGCATAGCTTTAAAATAGCAGCACAGGTCATCCAACCTGCACTGCCACCCCCGATAATTACAACGTTGTTAACTTGCATAATAAATTAATACCTTATCTTATATAGTCAAGAAATCTATACAGATATTATATCATACAGTTCCCAATTCGTCATATGCACCACCCCAATTTGAGTACCTTTCCCAACAAGGTAATGCTTGTGTACTTAATTTACAAGGTCTTGATGTGCTTGGTTCAGCAGCATCAGACATAAATTCTGCAATCTCTTCTTGTGACATTGAAGGATCCATTGGTTCCGCTACACTTGAAGGTGTAGTTGTGTTCTCTTTAACAGTCTTAATGTGATTGAACCATTCTGCATCAGCAGCATTAAGAGTCTTGCCAGCAGCAAGGTCTCTGTATAGCATATCTAATTGCTGACCGATTTCTCCATAAGATACCTTACGGATTGTCTGTGGATCTGCATATGCTTCTACTCGTTCAATCCAAACCATATCTGAAGCAGTCTCTGACCACTCAAGTGTCCACGTATTTAAAATTCCATCAGGTGCATTCACCCACATCTGAGAACATCCACGACCAAAGAATAGAGTATATTCTTCACCTGGATCAACGATGTCAGCAACGTAACCTGTGTAATCAACTAATGCTTTTTTCATAATACTCCTTACTTGTAGTTGATGACTGTAACAACACCATACTTACCGTTGGAACCTCGGAATGAGTGGAAGTGTCCACCCGAACCGCCAGCACCATAGGCAGCGTGATCTTCGTGGTTGTGTGAATAGTTACCACCATTTGGCCAACCAGCAGCAACTGATCCTCCAAAGTGTGAAGCACCACCAGTTCCACCACCGTGAGCAGCGTGTGATTGTCCACCACCACCCCAGATATTCAGGTCTCCACCAGAACCATTACGTCCTAATCCACCTGAATGTCCGTTGTTTCTATTAGCACCGTGTCCACCACCTGCTGATAGGTAAGGTCCGAAGTTACTTGAACCACCGTCACCACCGTGACCGAAGTACCAAGTTCCTCCACCTCCACCACCAACTGTGATTGATACAGATGAAATATTATTTACATCAAGAATTCTTTCTGAATATCCACCAGCAGCACCAGATTCTCCGTGACCAGAGGCTCCACCTCCACCACCTTGTACTCTTACGTGAATATACTTAACTCCACTTGGTCTATTCCAAGTCGAACCACCTGTATATACATTCATTGAATGAATGTTCTCGGAACTCACGTCTGTCCAAGACATTGATGATCCATTTGTTGTTAGAAACTTTCCAGACTGTCCTGAAACACTTGGTACGATCTGTGCTGAAGAACCTGAAATTGTACCATTAATAGTAATGCCACCACAGGTTAAAGTTCCATTCGCAGTAATGTTTCCAGACGCTAGTGTAAAACCACCAATTCCAGACAGGTCTCTAATAGATGCAACTTTTAGTGTACTCATTTTGCTTCTGTAGTTTTTACCCTAAGTTTATTTATAAACTTTATGCACCATACTCGTGCTCTCTCGCAAACACTGTCCACATATCTTCGTTATTGTTCGGAGTATGTGAAATAGTGAATGCAATTTCAGCGTGATTATAGTTCATACCAGGTGTACTATTGTTATACCAATAGATGTCAACACCTACTCCATTGATGTTGATACCAGTGGGATAACCAGATCCACCTTGGTTCTTTATAATCATCTTACATTCCATTCTATTTGCACCATCAGCAGGTACATTGTTTAGGTTTAGTGTGAAGTTACCACCACCTGTTTTGTTGACCCAAATGAAACTAGAGTTACCATAGTCGTGTGTTACTGTTCCACTTGACTGATAGAAATTCATAGTATTCTTTATTGAACCATAATGTAATACACCTGTGAATGTTCCGTGTCCTGAAGTAATATCAACAAACTGTGCATAAGACAGGTCATCGTCTCCAAGCATAGTCCACGATGCACCGTTCTCAATAGTAACTGTATATCCTGAATCAATTTGTATAGGACCTGCTGAGAATCCATTTGTGAATTCTACACCACCGTTTTGTACAGGACCTACAGTTAAGTTCTCTTGTATATTTGTTCCGTTCGTTCTAATAATACTATTCTCACCAACACTCGGACCTCCTCCACCTACATCAGTCCAACCTGGATTTCCTTGTTGTGCATCTTGTTTATAAATCTGTGCCATATCTTCAGTCGT